AGAACTCCTGGTGATACTTGAAAAGCCATATTTTAGTTCTCCTTATTAATAAGTTTATTATTAGTTATAACCCTTTGTGTATATTTATAGTATGCCAAAACTACACTATTCTCCTTTGCGATATGATACAGGTCGCCAAACTTCTCCTGCGTCAACAAAATAACCATCTTGTCCATCAGGGTCGTTCAGTCCGTCATCTATGAACCCAAAAGGCGCCATATCTGCCTCGATAGCATTCTGTTGTTCAGTAAACATTTGACCTCTCACATCTACATTTGTTAGTTCTTTAAAATATCGTTGATTTGCTAACCACGAAAATATCACTAAACACATCACTAAATCATCTGTTGCTCCAGCCTCAGCCTCAAAAGATTTTCCTTTAGATATAAAGGTTGATAATTCTGAGATAATATCAAAATCTGAAATAAGTAATTTATCTCCCTCAATTAAACTTTTGAGATTAGAAGTTCCAATCTTTTTCGTGCCTTTAGTCATTCTCAAGCCTAGTTGATTGCCACGACCACTAAATCCTCCACCTAGTACTTGTCCAGAACGACCTCTTTGTGTAACCATCATCATGTTATCATACTCTAATTCAAACTGTAAGTTATCTGCTACTTGTTGCCCTAAATCGTTTATCTCTACTAAAATAAATGCTTTGTTATAATGTTTTGCAACCTTTTCTATAATACTAGGAAAAAGAAGAGGTTTGATTTCATTATCTCTAAACTTTGCAACTACTTTATATGGTACACTTGTACAATCTATCACACAAAAGGCTGAATAATCACTCGTTAATCCTCTTGATACATCAACTGTCATTGTATAAAGGCGGTCTTTCTTTGGCATTTCGTAAACATCTAAACCACCACTTCGTTTAGGTTCAATAACAGGCATAGTTTTTATTTTACTTGCATTGATAAGTGTGTCAACACTACCTAGAAACTCACATTCAAACTCTGTTTGAAATTGTGCTTCACTTGTATTCTTTATTGTTTCTTCTTTCCACTTTTCATCACGACCTGGTACTTCACTCCAATGCACTTCGACAGGAACAAAATTGTTGTTCTTGTTCGTTGCGTCCACCCACATCTTGTAAAACATATTCATTCCATGAGGTGTAGATACTATCATCACCTTTGATGATTTACCAGATGATATTGTAGGATAAACTGAACTAAAAAACTCTTCGGCAATATTATTAGGCACATAAGCAAACTCATCTAAGAATATTATATTAAAGGTACTTCCTCGAACAGCACTAGAAGAAGTACTTGCCGCTACAATTCTACTTCCATTTTCTAATTCGAGTGAACCTTTATTCCAATTGAGAACGCCTTGTTGCATCCATTTGGGCAAATGTTCGTAAGCCAATTGCAAACGACCTAATAAATCTCTTGCCGTAGAAGATTTGTTGGCCAATATTGCAACATTCACATTATCATTAAATAATACATAATGTAAGAGGTAGGAAACTATGATAGTTGACTTTCCACTTTGTCTAGGTAATTTACATATTGTAAACCTATTATCGTGAAAAGTATCTACCATCTTCCGCTGAAAGTCGTACATTTCAAAAGGCACTAAACCTTTATCAATGGTGACAATTTTTAAATATTCTTCTATAAAGTATTTAGGACTTTCAAGACACTTCATCACTTCTTCGACTTGTTTCTTTGTAAATCTAGAAGGAGTGTGAGCTTTCTTTAAGTTAGGATTACCTAAATATTGGTCTGTTGTTCCCATTTAATTTTTTAAGAAATCTTTGAAAGCTACTTTGCCTTCATTCATTTCTTGTCCGTAATCCATTTTATTCATTAACACATACATCTTTTCACCAAGTAAGTTACCAATATCATAATCTGAAACATAATGAAACCCTGCAATCACTCTGCCGTAACCACATTCGTAAGCTGCTTTCATTAACTCTTTTTCTAATTGTGGTACTTTACCAGCAACATATCTTGCAAGTATAACTGATTGACATGCGTGACCACTAGGATATGACCTAGTTTTATTTGTTTTACTTGGTAAAGTATTTAAATTAGAAAGAACTTCAGCTGGTCTTGCACGATTATAAAAATCTTTAAAGTGTTTAATTACTGGTACAGACTCTTTTATAATTTGTTTAAATTCACTATCATGAAACTCTAAACCATTTTCTTCACAAACTTTACGAATTGCATAGTAAGGTTCTTGGTCATGATTTTGAATAGACTGAACATCTTTTTCTGTTCTTTGTTTAATTATTTTTTCCACCTGATGTGCCTCTGTTAAATCATCAACAGGTGGTTCAGGTAGTGTAATTACTTCGTGTAGATTTTGTCTAAAAAATATCATTCTTTTTTACCCTTTAACATCTTTTGTAGTTCAGTTGTTGAACCAACAAATAAAGCGTTAGTAACATTCTTTGGTCCTTTATCGGGTATATCTTTTATCTTTTTTAATTTATCTTGTAGGTCTAAGAGATTTTGTGATACTTCACTTACTGTCTTGATTAATTGTCCTGCAACTTCATAGGCACGAGGATGTTCTCCTTCTTTTGCCAAACTAAGTATACCATCAATTGCTTCATTACCCTTATCAAGTAAATTATAAAGATTTTTTCTACCAGTCTCAAAGTCAATATCTGGATCCTTATCTTCAGGTACTAATACTTCGGTACTTGTTTTCTTAGGTAATACTTCCCCCTCGAAAGTTTTATCTATTTCAGCAATACCTAATACTTCGTTTAGTTTATCATCAATTTTACTCATATTAAAGTCCTCTTAACTACTTATCATCACCAGACGCTTCATCATAATCTAAAGTGTCGGTGAAGAAATCTAATGTGGTAGTGTATGTATAGTCATCATCTTTATCGGCTGATGTTGGATTTGGTGTAACTGTAACTCTTTCGACTCTTGGTGGACTAGCACTTTGTGAGTTAGTATATAAGTCGGCAGATACTTTTTTAATTACAGCTGATGTAGATATTGGTCCATACAAATATACTTTTGCTGTAAATGTTAGTGTGTAAATTATTCTTCTACTACTTGTTAATGTTCCTGTGTAACTATCTTCAAAATCTACATTGTTTAACACGATTGGTATATCGCTTTTTGTATCCATTGTTCTATCTTCAATCATAGTAACAGTATAATCAGGTTGAAAGTATGGAAGTATTTGTTCTATTATCTGTAATCCGTCATCTGAATTAGCAACATAAACACTTAAAGAAAAATTAACATTATAAGGCACAGGCGTGTATTGACTATTCAGTTTAGAAGTGTCGGCGTTTGTTGTTACTTTAGTTATCTTTTGATTCTTATTTAACTTACGACCTCCATCGTAACTATATCCAGTAACTTCAAATGACATTCGAGGTAGAGTGATTGCCACAGATGAATCGTCCCCATTTAGGTCCTGTTGTGCGTCTAATCTGGCTAAAAACTTTTCTTTTGGTGAATATGATAAAGGTACTTTAATATTTTGTAGAGGATTCCCGCTAGAATCTAATCTCTTAATATTTACATTATTAAATATTGTGCCGAACGCAATAACAGTATTACGAATTTTTTTGTGGTAAAAGTGTTCTCCAAACATTAGTATTCGTCAACCTCTCCAAATGGGTTTCTTTCGCTGAAGTCTAATATGTCATCAGTCGTTGATGATGTATTTGTTCCTGCAGCCGTTTCAAATGCCAGACCTTGGTCAGTAGGTGATTGTGTTGCCATTGTGAAACTCTCATTAATTATATAATCTATTGCACCAATACTACTTTCTAAAACAACAGAACCAGTTTCATCTTCTAAACTAAATTGAAAATTCATTGTATCAGTTGATAGACTATCTTCAACACTATCAATCTGAGCAATACCAGTATCAATTCTTTCTGAACTGTATTCAAATCGTGTGCAAGATAACTTGTATGTTGGTAAAGCACTTTGTTGATAGAACGGTTGTTCATGTTCTACAAACTGTATTTCAAAGAATGCTTTTGTTGTAGGGAAATAAACTAAATCACCCTCTTGTGGTCTATCAGCAACTAAATCTGCATTATTACCTACTAAAGTTTCCCATCTCAATTTAGATAAAGTAAATACAATATCATCTCTTAATTCTAAACCAAACTTTTTAATAATCTCTTGTTCGCCCATATATCCATCAGTATTATCTACATACATTTCAATGATATACGAATCATCAAATGAGCTTGCAGGATCCTCACCAAAGATTGTATCTTTGTTAGCAATCTTTCTTGGTAAGTAAAAGACATCTTGGCCGTAAATCTTGAGCTGTTCTATAATTAAATCTTCGTATAGTCTCTGCTCAGAAGTTGTGCCTGTGTCGAAGTAGACATTTGTTGGCATTTAATTATCCTTGTTGCATGTGGGCAGGTTCTTCATAATTCAATCTGATTTCTTCCTCTAACTTTTGTTGTTCTTGAGTTGCTGTAGAGAATAATTCAGGACCATTTAGAGTAACCCCACCTAACATAGCGGTGCCTGAAAATTTTGAAAGATTTTGTCCCCATTGTTTTTTGATTAATGTTGTGGCATATCTTTTTAGATATATGTCATCATATATATCGGTATGAGTATCAGGGTCTAATTTACGGAAAACTTCAAAGATTAAAAATTCACCTGCTGTGATATCTGTTTTCCAATCCATATCAATAAATAGTTTGTTTGATAGTTGATTAAATCTTAGTGGTTTTTCTCCCACTAAAATATGGTCAAGAAAATCGAGATGTTGCATTGTCATTTGATAATGTACAATACTTGTAGATGAAAAATCATATAAATCATTTAATCTTAATTGATATCTAACATCAAACATATTTAAGTTTGCTCTATCAGATAAAGGAAATACATTGACAACAGAAATAACTGATGAAGGAACTACAAGAAAATTGTTTCCTGTTTTGTAGGTTGTTGTAACAGAATTATCTGTAACTGATTCACTACTATCTGTAGTCATACGAGTAATATCATCAGCCGTTACTAGATATTTTAGATACATTCTTTCAACACCATCAACATGATATTGAGCAAAGTATTGAATCGCCTCATCTATTCTATCATCTACTTGGTCGTCATCAACATTTATATCTATTACAGGCTTACCTAATGCTCTTAAACAGTATTCTTTAAATGTTGCTTTTGTACTTGGGACTGCCATATTTTATTCTTCCTTTATAACTATTTATAACTATCCTAATGCGACTGCTTGAGCGATTGCAAATGCTTTAGTTGATTTAGTGTCTAATTGTGTTTGAATAGCACTAGTTACGCCGTCTAGATATCCTATCTCAGTTGATGTAACAGCACTTATAGATACATCACCACTACCGTCAGAAACTAATGCTCTAGAAGCAGTTAAGTTTTCCATCTTACTAAATGCGATTGCAGCTGACGACTTAATATCAGCATTAACAATATTTGTTATTGTATTATTATCACTATCAATACTTTTATTTGTTAGTGTATCAGTTGTATCTTTTAAAACTATTGTACCAGTTGCGTTAGGTAATGATATTGTTCTATCTGCTGTTGGGTCGATTGTTGTTAAGTTTGTTTCGTGTGCGTCAGCAGTTGCGCCTTCGAACTTAAATGAGTTTTGTATTTCAATTGTAGTTGAATCAATTGTTGTAGTTGTTCCTTCAACTGTTAAATTACCTTCTATTGTAACATTTCTAAATCCAGTAATATCTTTATTTGAATCTACAAGTACACCTTTACTTGCAGTAACAGTTCCAGCAGTAACTCCAGTAAATTCTGATGTAGTTGAACCAGCATCTGCACCAATAAACTTTCCGTCAGAAGAACTATACTTTAAAAATTTACCATCTACTAAAGCGGTACTTCTTTGAACATCATCTAAAAATTCTAAACGAACCTCACCACCGCCACCAATTGAACCCATTTGCAGAGTAACTGTATCTCTAAATGATAAAAATTCTGCTTTAAGTTTATCTAGTGAATCAATCGACTCTAACTTTCTAATTCTATTTTTATCTAATTCTGTTGCAACTTGCATTTCAGAAAGTTGTTTTGATACTCGGTCAATTATACTTTCATCATATTTCTCTACTTCTTTTGGTAACAGATACTCCATAAGTGGTGCATCTGCCTCTTTTTCTGCAACCTTAATTTCACTAACTTCTTCTTTTAGTTTCTTAGGTTCAGGCTCAACTAATAATACCTTTTTCTTCCTAACTTTTGTTTTTTTCTTTTCTTCTGTTTTTTTAAGAGTATTAAATAAACTTTCTAATTCTGTTATTTTCTTTTTGTCTTTTGCTACTTTTTTTTCTAAATCTTGTTTTTCTTCCCAATACGCCATGTAATCAGAATCTTTTAACTCAGAAACATCTTTTATATTTCCTATTTGCATTTTTGCCTCTTGCAATTGAGTAATCTGTTTTTCAATGTCAACATCAATATCAATACCAACATCTTCTTGTATTGGCAGAATAGTAGGTGGCATTAAGTCAGAGAAAAAATTTTCTAGTTTTTCTGTACCTGAATTAATATCTGTCATAATTATCTACTTACGCTTGGTGTTATCGTTGCTCTTCCCTCTATTCTTCTAGTAATTAAACCAGATGAATCGGTTGTAGTTAAATCCCAAACATATCGACCTATTGATAGAGCACCAGTTACAGCATCAGTTAATGTAATTGAACAAGTGCCATCAGTTGCACTTACCTTTGCTGTAGTAAAAGATGTTGATGAAGTAGCGAGGTGTGTTTTCCTCAATGTAGCAGTTATCGTTTCGTTTGATAAATCAACTACTGTTCCTGTTGAATCTTTTACTGTTAGTGTTTCAGTATAATCACAATCTTGGTCGATAGTAATATTTTGTATTGTCGCCATTAATCATTCCTATCTTATTGTATTACTATTTATAATTTAAAAAAAGAGACTAAAATGTCTAAAATTAGGGGGTACTATGATATTAAGACAACTCTAAAAACCGCCTAGCGGGCGGTTATGAGACGGCATTTCCCTTAAATTTCTATTATCTTGCTGTTGTTGGTGCACCCTCTGATGTTACAAAAGGGTTCTCTGCAATTGCCCAGTATAAAAAACGATATCCACTACGATTATTAGTGGTATTGTTATTTCTAATTTTAAATCCATTAGATAAAAAATCTACTGCATTATATGTACCAGATACATAGTCATCATCATCATTATCAGCTGATAAATTTGTTTTAATTTCGTTAATTGGAGTTCTTGCAGTATCATATATATCCCAGTTTTTATTTTGATTTATACCTTTAGTCATAACAAAAGCAGGTTTAAATCCTGTGTATATAACCGGACCATTTGTAGAACCATTACCTACATAACTACCAATTTTTTGATAGCCCTTTACATCAGCAAAAAGAAAAGCAATATAATTTTGTCCATTAGCGCCAGTTAAAGTAGAACTTCCTGCACTAAATAAATTGCTATTTAATGTCATTGTGTTACCGCCCCAATGAGCATTATTTGCACTACCTATCGCATCAACATTATTTAAACTTAGAAAGTGATTATAAGATGAGCCAGGATTAAGGTCTTCGTGATATACTGCCCAATTTATTTGAGCAGATTCATTTCTTTCTTTGACCCAAATCATTCTTGGAGTTAGACCCAGTCCATGATTAAATGTTGATGGATATGTAGAACCGTGCCCACTAGTATCACCAGTATATGTTACAATACTAACTCCTGTTGATGCGTTTGATTGTGAAACACTTGCTTCTGTTGCACTATTATCTCCTGCTGAATGAGTTGTATTACTTCCAGCATTAAGTTTCCATTGCCAAGCTATATAGTTATTGCTACCTGCATTTACAGAGCTGTGGTTTGATGATACTAAAAACCCATTAGATTGAAATGCTGTTGCTTTGTTTGTTGCAGTTGCTTCCCCATAGTCATGATTGGTAGAAAAATGATTTGGCATACCTCTTAGTGAATTAAATAAAAAATGACCATTTCCATCAGTAGTTCTATTTTTTATCCATAACCAATCAGGTTGAAAATCGCCTGAATTTGCAGAATTTGTTGGAGCTTGACTTGAACCGCCATTACCTGCATATGTGGTAATTGTAAAAAATTCTGAAGGGTCGTCTACTGTTGTATATGCCATATTATTTCCTTATCCAAATTGTGCTAATCTTTTAGTGCATAGTGCATAATATCCCGCTGGGGGTGCATATTCAAAGTTGCCGTATAAACCATCTGAGTTGCCACTTGATATAGCAAATCGAGGATTACCAAAATTAAAGTCTAATTTACTACCACTATTATAAAATCCAGCTGCTAAATAATATGTAATATCCGTTGATATATTATCATATGCTTCTCCTTGTGAACTTCCATTTAAATAAAAAGTTATAGTACCATCGTCTAAATTTAAAGCAGTCCCCACAATATGAGTATTTGCAAATCTAGTACCATAACTAGCAACTGCACTAGAATTTTGTTTTCTTCCATCTTGTAAATAAGCAAAAGAATTAGTAACACCAGCGATATTACCATTGGGGGTCATATTGTCTGTACCTACTATTCCTACTGATGACGCATCATTTCCACCAACTTGAGTCCATAAAGTTTCCCAATACCATTTACCAGAGGAAACTGCTATTGTGCTTACAACACTTCGTTGAGCATTTGCCCCAGCTGTAGCTACTAAAGCAGAATCACTAAAAGCTACTGAACCTGGTGCAGGTAATGGGTTCATTGTAGCAAAATTATTAGTAGGTGTATCTGTTGTTACGTCTATAGCTGTAAGATTAGTTACTGAGAAATGATTGTCGTTACCTGATGTATCAGCGCCTATACCACTTGAGTTTTGACTTGTTCCTGTTTGTTTAAATTCTAAAAAGAAACCATTAGTACCATATGTGCCGGCATATTTAATTGGAATCCAAACTCCGTTATCGTCAGTTTCTCCAAAGTCTGTTGGTGCTTTTTGGGCACCATCTATAAAGTTTACGTCTGCTAGGTAACCATCAAGATATGAGTTAGAAGTACCACCACCACCTATAGTATGTGCCACAGCATTGTTTACAGAAGTTTCAAGATTTCGGTCAGGATAATTTTCTGTGTCAAATGCTGTTAATTGTGTTCCATTAACATAAAATTTAAGTCTGTTTGATGCTGTGCCTTGAGTAGTATCCATAGCAATAACAATGTGATACCAAGCAGCAGGGTCACGAAATAATTTAGTAGTAGTAAGATTAAAATTGTCTGAACTACTTGTTTGACCATAAAATCTTAAAGTATTTCCTGCAGGTAAAAATTGAATTCCGTTATTAGTGTTTCCACCGGCTTCTGCAAAAAGTAAAGTCTGAGCCGGATATGGATCCGCATTGACCAATTCATGTGTTTTTTTTACCCAACCACTCCATGTAAAAGTTCTACGATTACTTGCACTACCAGGAGTTATAGATAATTGTTCACTACTGCCGTCATTAAATGCAAGCGAATTGCTTATCTCATAACCTGAAACTGAATTTGCGCCTAAAATGGTTGGCATTATATATCTCCTATCTTATAAATTTTGTAACTCAGGTAACTCACCTAGGGGTCTATCATTGTCTGAATCTCTTGTATATAGAGCTTCTAATGCGGCTGTGTCAGCTGCGTTTGTGATTGCAGTTTCCATAGATGCTTGTTTTGTTCTAACTGCCCTTCTATGAGTAGTAATTGCTGAAGGTATGGCAGTATCTTCTTCTGCCTTTCTAGTAACATACCAATCTGTTTGATTTAGTATGATTTTAACTTCATTTTTAATACCTCTAATTAATTGTGTTTTAAGACCTTCGTCTTTAACATCATCTTTAGTTCCTAAACCAGCATCTTCATCTTCTTGTGTCCATAAAGTATCAGCATGGGCTTTAGCAGTTGCTGTACCATAAGTACCTGTTACTTTACCACCACTAAAAGCATAAGTTAGATTTGTATTGATGTACCATTCTTCACTTTTTCTATTTGTGTTATCTATCTCTACTGTGTAAATGCCTATAGCGTTTCTTTCTGATTCGCTCCATAGAGTATAGATTGATGCAGGATATTTTACATCACCAATCTCAATACCTTTGTTTCCTCTTGGAAAACTTGTTATACTTCCTGATACTACTTGTGCAAACATATTATTATAATTCTCCTTAACTCAATGTTAAATTTAAGTTTCTTCCTACTTCTAAAAACTTGGCACCATTATATCTATACACAAATAAATCACCTTTGTTGGCAGTTGTTGTGAGCACTGGTGCGACATCGCCTGTGTGTTCGTAAGCAGCATTGAATGATATTGTTCTACTGCCTGTGCCATCTTGTACAAATAGTATTGAAATAAATTGTCCTGTTTGAACGCCTGAAGCAGCACCCAATGTTCTATTGCCACCAAGAGTTACTTTTGCGACCGGTTGTGTCAGAGCATTCCAAGAAACTGTTGAAGCGTCTGACAATGTTGCTTCAGCATTAAAAGCTGCAGCTGTAAATTTACTAAATCCACCATCATTAAATTCTACTAATGAAGTACCATCTGCTTGATGTATGATGATATCTTTTGCATCAACAGTTGGTTTTATAATTACATCACTTGAACTGTTAGCAATATCTAATATTTGTGTGCCACCAGATGAAAATTTGAAGTTGTTACCAGCAGCGTCTAATGTAATATCTGCGGCTGCGTCTATCGTTAAATTATTTGCCGAGATGGTCATATCTGTACCATCACCTTCAATTTTTTCTGAGTCGCCACCAAACACAATACCTACGTTATTAGGTATATGTACATCTGAAGTAGCAGTTAAATTTATTTTTGCACTAGAAGCAACTGTTAAATCTGTGCCATCACCCTCAATCTTTTCTCCGTCATCACCGAATGTTACACCAACACCCGATGGTATATTAACATCTGTCGTAGCAGTTAAGTTAATATCAGCACCTGATGTTACTGTTAAGTCTGTATTATTGCCTTCAATCTTTTCACCAGTACCGAAAGTAACTCCTACATTTGCAGGAACTACAACATCTGCTGTAGCAGTAAGATTAATATTATTTCCTGCGATAGTTAAATCTGTTCCATCACCTTCAATTTTCTCAGCGGCATCACCAAATACTATTCCGACATTATTAGGTAAGTGTACATCACTTGTAGCAGCTAAATTGATTTTTGCACCTGATGTTACTGTTAAGTCTGTATTATCGCCTTCTATTTTCTCGCCAGTACCAAATGTTACACCTACATTCGCAGGAACTATAACATCAGCAACAGCAGTTAATTTAATATTATTACCAGCAATTGTTAAATCTGTTCCGTCGCCTTCAATTTTCTCGGCATCATCACCAAATGTTAATCCAACATTTGCAGGTACGTTAATGTCTGTTACTGCTGTTAGATTAAGGTCTGCGCCAGCGTTGATAGTTAAATCTGTTCCGTCTGATGATATTTTCTCTCCACCTTTATCAAAGAAGTAAACTGCCCTATCATCAGCAATTCTCATTACTTCGTTACCATCATACTGATTAAATACTAAGTCGTCTGAGTCAACACCGAGTTGAATAACTTGAGCACCTGATGTGCCGTCCATATCTAAAGTAAGTTGTAAAGTACCTGCGTCTTTGAATTCTATGTTACCACCAGCAGCATCTATAACAATATCGTTTGATGAGTCTAGAGTAATATCTGTGCCATCATTTGTAATAGAGTCAAGAGCAATACTTCCAATATTTGTAATGTTAGCATCACTCATATCGAAACTACCTGTTACATCTAAATTTCCACCAATACTTGCATTACCTGTAACTGTTAAGTTATCAGCGACTGTTGTTTCACTTGTAGTATGTCCGATTGTTACAACGATACCAGATGTTTCAGTTGCAATTTTTAAAGCACCTGTTTTGTTTGCAACATATGAATTAGTGCCATCGTGATAAACTTCTAAATCATCACCAGTACCAAATAATCCTTTTGCACTATCAGCAAAAGATTGACTACTTCCTGTTAATACACTAAACTTGTTTGCTGTGAATTGAAAGTCATCGGCACCCGAAATCTTAATATCAATCTGGTCATCTGTGTCCGCTGTTATTGTCGTATCACGGTCAGTATCTAAAATTAATTCTGCGCCGTCTAAATCTAAAAGATTTTTACCAATTAAGTTTTTTTCGATATATGCCATTAATTATTCCTTATACATCTTCTAGAACTGATACAGTAATATCTACTGAATTAGCAGCACTAGCAAGAGCTTCTAAATTGTCTGCGTTTGTACCATCGTTTTGTAATACTAATTTATTTCCTGACATTACTTCTAAAGCAGAGCCTGCAGGAATAGTAGCATTTTTTACAATAAATACGTCATTTGAACCATCTTCATTATCTAAAAAGATACTGATGGTTTTGTCTGAGTCCGTTTTGTTTGCACAGGTAAGACCAATGACGATTGATTCTAAAGCAGAACTACTCGCTCCAGCGGGAACACCGTAAATCGTTGAATTACCACTGTGACTCACGTTTGGAGTACAAATTCTTTTAAAATCGTTAGCCATATTTTTTCCCTTTTCCTATATTTATACTATAATTTGTTGTGTTTTTTGTTCTTGTTACTACTATTTATACATTTATCCTAGTGCAATTGCAGTAGATACTGAAAAATCATTCGTAGCCGCACCTGCTGTAGTGATTAGTGTTCCTGTCTCATTTGGTATTGTAACCGTTCTATCTGCTGTTGGGTCTACAACTGTTAGTGTAGTTTCATGTGCGTCAGCAGTTGCACCTTCAAATACGATACTTGAGTCTGTTAAAGATAAGTTAGTAGCAACTAAACTTGTAATAGTAGGTGAATTTAAAGTTGCACCTGTCAAAGTTTTATTTGTCAAAGTCTGTGTTCCTGCTAATGTTACAACCGTACTATCAATTGCAAGTGTTATCGTATTACTTGAACCTGAACTAGCAAGACCAGTGCCACCGGCAATGGTTAAAGTTTCACTATCTAAATCAATCGCAATAGTTCCACTATCACTTGTAACATCTAAATCTTGAGCGGTTATAGTTGCATCAACATATGCTTTAATTGATTGTTGTGAAGCAGCTTTTGTGGCAGAATCAGATGCCATATTATCTTCATCAAGAAATGCAGTTCCTGAAAGAGCAGTATTAAGTACCCCACTTGTAATTGTTGGTGCTGTTAAAGTTTTATTCGTTAGTGTTTGAGTACCTGTCAAAGTTGTTATGGTTGAATCAATTGCAAGTGTTATTGTGTTGCCTGAACCTGAACTGTCTAATCCTGTTCCACCAGCAATCGTCAATGTTTCACTATCAAGGTCAATTGCAATCGTGCCACTATCAGAAGTTACATCTAAATCTTGAGCAGTAATTTGAGCGTCAACATATGCTTTGATTGATTGTTGAGATGCTAATTTTGTTGCACTATTAGAATCCATACCATCTTCATCTAAAAATGCAGTACCTGAAATAGCAGTATTAAAAACACCACTTGTAATAACTGGTGCAGTTAAAGTTTTATTTGTTAATGTTTCGGTTGCAGCCGTTAAAGAAACAGTACCAGTTGCATCTGGTAAAGTAATTGTTCTATCAGCAGTTGGGTCAGTTATTTGTATTGTTGTTTCGTTTGCGTCATCTGTATCGCCTTCAAAAACTATTTTAGTTTCGAATACAGAAGTACCTGCTTTCAGAGCAGCAATTTCTGTATTCATCGCTACAACAGCTTCTACAATATCTGTAGATGAAGCAATTGTGCCACTTGCGCTTGTTAGGCTCGAAATATCTCCAACATCAGCCGCTGTCGAATTATAAGTCGTTCTAAAAGTTTCTAGTGTATCTGTTACTAATACAGTTCTATCTGCCATACTACTATTTATCCTATCCTAATGCGATACATTTTGCAATATGAGAACCCTTAGTTGCATGGGTTGCTGTTGTTGCTAATGTCAATGTTGAGTTCGGTATTGTGATTGTATTGTCCTGTGTAGGTTCTTCAACAATCAAAGTTAATTCATGTGCGTCAGCAGTTGCACCTTCAAATACGATACTTCTTCCTAAAACTATTCCAGTTTGTGTTCCACTTGCTAATGTAAAAGTATCAACAGTCGGTTCTGTAAAAGTTTTATTTGTTAATGTTTGTGTTCCTGATAATGTTGTTACAGTTGAATCAATTGCAAGCGTTACCGTATTACTTGAAGCACTTGAACTTAATCCTGTACCTCCAGCAACAGTTAAAGTTTCACTATCTAAATCAATATTTAGTGCACCACCACTATCACCTTGAAAATCTAAATCTTGTGCTGTTGTCTGAGCATCAACATATGCCTTAATACTTTGTTGTGAAGCCAATTTATCATTAGCATTTGAATCCATACCATCTTCATCAAGAAAAGCAGTTCCACTTAATGATGTATTTAAAACAGAACTTGTTAGTGTAGGTGTTGTTAAAGTTTTATTTGTAAGTGTTTGTGTTCCTGTTAAAGTTGTTACAGTTGAATCAATAGCAAAAGTTGCTGTATTACTTGTAGCACTTGAACCTATTCCTGTACCACCTGCAAGTGTTAATGTTTCACTATCTAAATCTATACTTTGTCCTGTACCACTATCTGGTGCAATATCTAAATCTTGAGCAGTTAAATTAGTATCAACATATGCCTTAATACTTTGTTGTGTTGCAACCTTTGTAGCAGAATCAGACGCCAAATTATCTTCATCTAATACGGCAGTACCACTTGCACCTGTATTTAAAACAGCACTTGTTATTGTAGGTGTTGTTATTGTTTTATTTGTATATGTTTGTGTTCCTCCTACTAAAGAAGCGTCACCACTATCATCTGGTAAAGTTAATGTTCTATCAGCAGTTGGGTCAGTTACGACAAGAGATGTTTCAAATCCATCATCTGTAGCACCTTCAAAAACTAAACCGTCACTAGGAAAAATATGACTGTCAGTTGATATAGTTGTTAAGTCAGGATTCAATAATACAATTGCTTCAACAACATCGGTTGCGTCAGCAATAATACCACTAGTGCCAGTTAGTGTTGCAATATCTCCTATATCTTCAGCAGTACCATTAAATTCAAATCTAAATTTGTTTAATGTATCACCCGCCGCTATACTTCTATCTGCCATTTGCCATGCCTATAATTAAATTTTTTATTTCTCTCATTTCATTTTTTAATTCATTTACATCTCTAATTACTTGTCTCACTTCATCATCTTTTGTTCTTTGTTTTGCTTTTCTTGCCATATAACGAGCATAGGCATCTGAATCAGTATTGATAATTGCTTGAGATTTTAAATCTCTAACTAAATTTGTGTGACCTTCAACTTTTGCAATATCTTTACTCATAAAATTAAACTGCCAGAGCAATCCCTCTTAAATCTTTCACTCTAGGAGGATAAGAACTAACAGTACCCTTTAGAACTATTTTTAATTGAAAAGATGTGAACGTAGGTAACTCACTCACGCTATATTTGTGTTCTTTAAATGTTATATTATCGTCTGATGGAGTAACAGCTGTATCGGGAGAACCATCATCATTAAATGGCGTCCACACTAATTCTTTTATGTTTCTAGCATCATCAGCTGCGGTTGTTCTAAAGTACATTTCAACTTCTGAAGTTGAAGGAACATAAGCAGATATTCGA